TATTGTTTTTACTTCAAATATAAACCTGCAACTAGACTATATAAGTATCGTATGATCTTTTCATTATAAGAAATATCAATCAACCCTTTTTGATCTTCATCGATGTCGATCAAACCATATCTACAGATATCATCAATAACTGTATATTTAGATGAGTCATTGAATTCTCTATAGTATTCTTTTGGAAGCTGTCTACGTAGATATGCACTTCTAAACTGTTTTATTTTGTTTATAGCTAAATCTACATTTCCTACTCCAAGGATTCTGACTATTTCTTCAATGAATTTTAACATATAATCTTTATGCAATTCGATTATTGGCGGATTTATACCATATATGGCTTTAGTAGATCTAATTATATCTCTAGCCATCAATATTACAATACCATCTAATCTAATATAATCCGTATATTCATTACAAACTATATAATCGTCACTACGTATTGGGTCTACATTATAAGCTATCAATTTTCCATCAATGATTGCTAAGATATTATCATTATCTATATTATTATTCTTTAAGAAAGATTTAATCCAGTCATCACTGTTGTCTTTTGCATAATATACACAGATATGCTCTTGAATCATAATGGTTATATCACTAAAATATGGTGTTAATTTATTATAATACATGATAGTTAACCAAATGCATTTGTATAATTGGTCATATCAAATGGATACCAAATATTCAAATACTCTCTTTCTCTACGACCTAATAACTCAAAATACTTAGGGAGCTGGATATGGAAAGTTCTAGCTCCTTCTTGAGAAAAATTGATATCATCTCTAAGATTCATTACATCATCTAAATCATAAACTATAGATGGTTGGATACCATATGCTTTTCTAATAACTCTGCAAACCATTTGGTTGACCATATCAGAAAAGTCATCTTCTCCAACAATAACAAAGACTTCTTTGCCATTATAAAATTTATAAATCAAATCGAAGAACTCAAAGAATTCTTCTTCAGATTGATTAAATATAATTTCAGCAAAGGCTTCATCAAATAATGGATCTTCTATCAAATAATTTAAGGTCAACTTTTTTACAAGTTGACCTATTTGATTCCACGGATTTCTTGGAAAATCTGCAGAAGTTAAATGTACTGAGTAAATATTTTCATCCAACTTAGAAAGCTGATCTTTTATATCATCATATCCACCCTCAATGATAGACTTTCTATCTAGCATATCTTGAGTATTATCATAAAGATTATTACGATAATATTGATAGATTGGTTCAGTACAAAATACAAATTTCATTTAAGCCTCCTCATTTGTAATCATTGCTGGCATTAGATTTTGATCTACTACTTGCGCTTTGATCACACTTTGGGCTAAATTATTTAACAATTGTGGTGGTACATCAGATGTATCGATCATCATATTTTGTAAATAATATTCCATTGCCCCTTGAGGAATAGGGATTACAGAAAGATACTTAGCAAAACTAGACTTATTGATGTACCCATTCATGAATAATTGGTTAGCTGCATTGAAAATCGTATACATAGTTTGATTGAAGAACAAACCATATTCAGTATTCATTACAGTATTCATATCCAATTTCAAGATGTCTACCATTACTCTAATTAATACATCCATGAATGGGATAGCACCGTTACCCCATTCTTCATCAGTTGTATAAATTATAATATTTTTTGTTAACAATGCACTTCCTAAAAGATAGATATTCATGATTGTCTCAAACGTATAAAGATAATCAGTGTATCTTTCAATAAATGCATCTTCTCCTCTATCTACATATTCTGATACTACAGAATATGGTGGTAGAAGATTTGGTAATCTTACAATATTAGCATTTTGTTGTAATGGTAACGGAGCGTGTTCTGTTACCAATACAACTCTAAAATTAGGATTCATAGATGCATTCAATGCATACTGAAAATCCTTTGTAAAACAAATCTGATTCATCAGATTTCACTCCTTAGTAATTATTACTAAATTGCATGCGAGCTCGAGTACGTTGTTTTACTGGAGCTTTTGGAACGTAGTCCTCTTCATCTAAGTCATTTTCATAATCTAACTTAGCATCAAGAATTACAGTTGCACAATCAGCCAATTCATCATGAAGTAATTCTTTGAATTGACCAATGTTTACATGTTTGGTTAAGTTATCAATACCAGTATAAGATGCAAAGGAAGCTGGAAGAATACTTTCAATAGTCATATTCTTAGACTCATCTGCTTCTTTTAAAAGATATGTGAATTTCTTATCCATTTCTAAAATTTCATTATAAGAGTATTTATCATCAGTATCCTGAACTTCTCTATGATCATCTGCGGCGTCTTTTAAGCCTTCAGACATAGCTAAAATTTCATCAGATGTTAACAGTTTAACCACTTCAGTAGTCTCCTCTTCTTTATTTAAATTAATGTCTTTTACAGAATCATTTTTTACCATTTCCTCATGATTAGGGGATTCTGGGATCGTTGTTTCAATTTCTGCATCATTATTTTTAATAATATTAATAGCTTTTTGATGCATAGTTTGACTTAGATCTCTAGGCTTCAAATCTAATTTTTCTACAGCGAATTTATCTTGTTCTTTCTCTGCAGGATTATTAGCTCTGATGGAGATCTTGATCTTTGCAGGTTCGTCTTCTTCAATTCGACGAACTTTTACTTTAGGTACATATCGATCATTTACGATCTTAGCTTCTAAAGTTTGATTCTTAATAGCAATGGATTCAGCTTCAGCTTTAAGATCTTCAATTTGATCTAATTCTTTTTGAGCTTCTTCTGAAGGTTTATTTAATTCTAACTCCTCATTCACTGTTTGAGAAGCATAACCTTTTTCTGTATCAAGAATACATTCATTGTTTTTAAAGATTCTAATTTTAGGTCTCATGCCTATTACTCTCTTTCTTGTAAACAAAGCGATCTTCTTACGACCATCTTTAAATTCAGATGCCATATGAATACCGCCACACTTTAAACAAATGATATTATTAAATCCACCATCATAATCTAACTCACCTCTACATATATCATTTGAACCAAAATATGTAGGATGATTACAGAATAAGATCTTTGGATCTAAAATATACATATCCGCATAATCTAGTAAAACTGGGCCAAATCCCTTACGAAGCCCCCAGTTCTTAAATGCTTTCGTGCCAAAGTCATCTATAATAAATCGACCAATAATAGATTCCATGATATTATAGATATCATCTCTTACTGACCAAAACTGATATAGATTCTCTATTGGTACTACACGCTCAAATATACCAACATTACCATCTGGGCTAATATCAAAACACTTAGCAACAAATGGCTTTAAATACTTTTGATTTACTATTTCATCTGGATTGTTTTTCTTACCAGCTCTATCTAATGCAATCTTTACACAAAATCCTACATTATCATCGAGAGGTTCATATACTACACGATTAGTACCACATCCAGATCTCTTAAACCCTTTAGGTTTAATAATAGCATCTAGCTTTTGGAATTTCTTTTTAAAGGACCTATCTCTAGGATGAAGAATAATCTTATCGATTACTTTAAGTTCATCATCCGTAAAGATATCATATACAATAGGCCCTTGAAGATTCTCAAAGTCGTAATCTAATTTAGTGACAGCATTTACTCCGTCATAAATAGATTCTACTTCAAAAAGTCTTTTATCGATTTTAGAGTTATCTAAGTTTCCAGCTAGATCATCAATTATTGTTGACTGTAGCTGCATCCCAAGTTCCTCCTAAATCTGGGGAGAAGTATGATTTAAGCTTAGCTGCTCGCTCTAATGCTTTACCATATTGCTCCTTTTGAATTTCCTTAATAGATTTACAATTATAAGTTTCAGTATGATAATCTTTTATCTTAGCTCCTTCAGGAAGAGGTTTATTTACTTTCTGAAGTTGCTCCAATATAGAATTATCATATTCTACTCGACGCTTATTATAGTTAAATCCAATTTCTTCTGGTAGAGATAGTCCTAAGATTCCATCATTCATAGCTTTAGCAAATTCCTGATTATTATCTATTTCATTTAATAGATCGGAAGTTCTACCAATACGAGTTTTATGAACGAAGTTTTCTATACAATCATCAAAGTCTTTGTGATTGTAGAATCCAGATAAATCTCTTGGTCTGTGATGCTTAATTGCATATTCATATGCAGGCATCACTTGACTCATTGTGTCGAAGATATGATGAATGCCTTTAGGTTTTCCATCATAATTATCATTCAACTCTTGAAGCTTAGTTGTCAATGGAGCTCTCATAGTCCACATTCTCATGCTACCATTAGCCATTGCCCCACCACCAAGTTTCATAGACATTAACTGTTCAGGAGTTAGAAGAATAGCACTAGAGGCTTGATTATTTCTAGCTCTAAGTTGCATTCTTTGAGTATAGTTTTCTAATTCCTCTGCAGTTAATTCATCTACATTCTTGCCAGTCTCTGGATCAATCTTTTCATAAGATGGATACATTCTACCCATATAAGAATTCCAAGTACTAGCAGATTGATAAGCAGGATTGTAGTTTAGATTATAGTCTAATCTAAATGGATCAGAATCAATAACTCTTTGAATTTCTTCTTCTCCATATCCTTGACTTCTCATTACATCACGAATCATATTATTATACATTAAAGCATTTTCCAATAACTGATTTCTTCGGTTATTGATTTCTACTTCATTTTCATAAATATATTTCGCTCTGTTCTTTTCATCTTCAATAGCAGCCTTCTGTCTATTCAGATTTCTACCATATTGGTCAAACCATTCTTTTGTATTTGGATTGAACCAACATCCTTGTTTATATAGATCATCTGCAGTTACAAACTGTGGAGTTCCAGGTCTATTATTGATAGATTGCTCATAACGATATTGATCATATTTGATCTTATTATCATTATACTTTTTAGCTTGATAGTTATATTCTAGCATTTGTTGTTCTTGGTGCCAGAATCTATCTTGTTGATAATTAGGAATATTCTGTTGTAGTTCTACAATCTTCGCATCTAACTTTTGAATATCCTTTTCCCAGCTTGCTCTAACTTGTGGTTGCATATACCAAACTGGGGAATTAACTAATACATTTCGTTGATCTACTAACTCACGAATTTGATTATAGATATTTTGCTTGTTTACTTCATACCAAGCACCTTTCATATATTCGTTATATTCATTAGTATATCTAACTGTATCGTTATAGATTTGCATCCTAGTTTCGTAAGGAATGCGTTCATCTTGCATTTCTCTAGAAATATCTCTAGGTGGTTCAATATATCCATATTGTCTAATAGGAACTTCAACCATCACAGCTAGATTTTCTCTATTAAGTTTAGGTCCATAAGTACCTGGATATATTGGAGGTTGTCCTATCATTGAAGTCATTCTATATTGATTTACCATATAATTATTATAACCATATTGAGCATAATCAGTATTATCTTCTTCAATCTTCTTTGTAATTTCTGGGTCATTCTGATCGGATACACCGATCAAGAAATTCGCCAATTCAGGTGTAGTCAATCCTTCTTCATCCTTAACTTGTTCCATATAAGCAATATGTTTGCCCCGACCGGATGACAATACTGGCATCCCAGGAGGAAACTGCTTAAACATTCCTTCAGTTGGATCTAATCCCATCGCTAACATTTTTTCTTCATATAGTTCCAGATTATAATCTAATTCATATTCCGGATGAGCTTTTAAGATTTCACGAATTTCGTTTTCATCTGTTGACTCATTCCATGGAACTGGTCTAACTGGATTACCGCATGCAATACTATTAAGTTTATTAATGTATGCATTTCTAAGATCTAATGTTTGAGATATAAAAGAATTTCTGAATCTTGCATTAGAATTCTTAATAGTATTCTTTATAAATTCAGTATTCTCAGGACGACTAAGATCTGATAAGTCAAACCCTTGACTGCCATCAGAATAGGTCTTAATCATTTTAGAATTTTCCTCCATTCATCATATATTGTAAAGGATTGCCTGTGTATATAGGTTGCCCTACTTTACTCCTAAGCATCGCATCATATTCTTGACGGAATTGTAAGCACTTTGTATAAAGTACATCAATTTCTTCTTGATCTGCTAAATCAATAGTTCCTGTTTTAGTATGGAATACTCTAACTGCTCCAGTATTTGGATCAATATTGTATTTTAAACTTGATGTGAAGTCACTATGGTCATCTACCTGAAATACTTCTTGTTGTACTTTTGGAGCATCACCATTTGTGAATCGTTCAAATAACTTACCTTTAACTGGTGCTACTGGTTGTTGAGGATATCCATTATTTTGATATTTAGGTTCTTCATAACCTTGACCGCCATTGGTTAAGTTATTGAATAAATTCAATCTAGGATTTTGATTTTGGAATCTATCTTCGGATCCACAATTGCAAGTATGATCATGGTGATGATGTCTATGGTCTTCTTGCTCTTCGATATCACTTAAAGTTTGGAATGCACGATTAATGAATTCATTAACCTTACTACCAATGAATTCTGCTAATTTAGCATAATCATATTTACTAATTACTTTTTCAGTTGCTTCACTGATTTGTAATAAGATGCCACGGCTATCAACAATGAAAGCCTTTCCTGTTTCTTGGTTATATACAATACCTGGGTTTATCTTTAACATAGTTTTATTCTCCTTTATGTCTTCATGTAATAATACTTCTGAACCACCAAAAGTTCTATACTCTTCTTCACTTGATGGCTCTATTTGCACATTGTGTGGACTTCCACTATAGTCCACAAAATCTATGATTCGCATTTCTTCACCTCCTTTAAAATAGGTCACGAACCTTCATGTATATAATATATATTCAGCTCTATTATTAAAGAGAGGTAATCCCACTAGGATTTCTATGATCCTAGTGGGAAATATTTAAAATTAAGCGTTTAAAAATGCGTAGAACGATTCGTATGATTCATCTGAATTTATAGTTAGATTTGATTCTTCACAAAAAGTTTCATATAGATCTCTTAAATCACGATCAAAGCCTAATTTTTGTTTTACTTCTTCAAAATCCATACCTTTTATAGATTCAATAAGATCATTGATTTCATTTACAGCTTGATCATACCTTTCGGCAATCTTTCCAGTTTTAATAAACTCTTCCATGTCAAGATTAATATTTTGATCATCTAGATCTTTTTGAATTCGTTCAACCTGGTTTTTAGAATTTTCATCTAATTCTTCTTCAGGTTCAACTTCTTCTAATGCTACAGATTCTTCTTCATTAAGATATTTAGATTCATCTTCTTCAGTTATATTATAAACATCGGACCCATCATATACCCATTTTTCTGTAGAATTATCTTCTTCATCTTTTAATGGTTCAGGTTCTAATCCACCTAATTCATCATATGAACTTAACTCTACAGGTTCTGGTTTAACAGATTTCCATTCACTAATAGAATCATCAGAAATAGTATCGCCATATTCTTCAGCTAAATCAGTAGAATCTGTTTGATTTTCAGATTTAGATTTAATATAAAGATTGATTGCTTTCGCAAAGTCTGTACTAATATTAAATGTATAATAGTTAGATTCATAGATTGCTAAGAAATCATCTTCATGAATATCATAGCTAGAAAGAATAGATAAGAGTACCATTACTTCACCATAATAGTCGCCCATATCAATCTTTTCTAAAAGTTTCTTATCAAATAATAAAGAAGCCCTTTCTTGATTTGTTTCAGTATAATGAACTTGGATATCATCAACATCTTCTTTTTGAATGAATACTTCATTAATATATCCTGGTGCTCCAAATGTAGTAATTCTAACATAATCACCAATGGATTCACAGAAGAATGCATTATCAATAACTAATTGAGATTCACCAATTAATACTTTAAATTTATTGATACCAACAGGAACTTTAATTCCTTTTTGGTCTAAATAAGTAGTATAGTCTTCGATATTGCTAGTTAAAGCAAAGTACTCAATGGTTTCTTTTGGGTAAAGATGAATCAAATTATTTTCATCAGTTAACATAAAGAATCCATCGATGATCAATTTACCTTCATCGAATTTTCCTGTAATATTTTCGCCATTTTTCTTAAAAAGTGTAGCTACTGTCATTTTAATATACCTCCTAATTAGAGTTGATATGAATTTGAAACAATTCTACTATATTGATCTAATAAATCATAAGTCATTGGATATTCCATACATTGTTTTAGAGTGCCAACATCAGCAAAATACTCTACTCCGTATTGCATGGTATGCAATGAGCTTCTTGTAGATTCATCAATATAATTATTCCATCTTTGAATAATCCTCATATAGTATTGAAGCATCTTGAATTCTTCTTCAGATAATCTATATTTAAAATTCAAAGATAAACTTCTCACTGCTTTATAATAGTCTTTAGGACTATAAATATGACCATTACAATGATAGATATTAATTCTATGCTTTCCTGGAATGAAGTTATCAATTATACTATCAGTTATTCTGATAATAAGATCTTGATTTGCTACTTCAGCTCCAGTAGAAGATAGTAATCTATAATTTTGATTCATATTTCTAATCCAGCCATAAATCCACTCTCGTAGACTCATGACTGATAATTTACTATCAGAGAATATATTAATTCTCTCATAATTATCTTTGTAAATACTTGCCAATTGAATGCCAAGTCCTAATGCAGTTAGTTCACCATAGTTGTTTGTAGATCTATTAATAACACAATGATATTCTTTTACTCTACCATTATTAAAGTCTACAGCTATAGCACCGCCACATACTTTATTCTTATTATGTTTATCTATCTTACCTAATACAGATGCATCTGTAAAGATATTGATTGCATTTTCCATTTTTATCATAGTTTTCACCTCCTTTATACACTTATAATATATTGTGAAAAATATTATTAAAAAATAAAAGCCCCCTTGGAGATCAACTCCAAGGGGATATATAATTTTATTTTTCTTCTTTTTTAGCAGTAACTAATTCAATGCCTTTATTGATAACATCCTGCAATAAGTTAGTCGCATGACCAACATTTACAAGCCCAGATTCAGGATTGGTTTCAGCTGCTTCTTTTAATCCAGTTAAGCGTTTCTTATCAATAAGAATTGCAAACTTCGCATCGTCTGGAATAATTGCGCCGTTAGCGTCTTTAATCTTTTCGATAGCAACTAAAGCATCCGTTTCCAAGGTAGCTTCCATAAATCTACCAAGATCATAAGCATCTACTACTAGAACTTTAGACCCGTCGTCCTTAGTGGATTCAAACACTGGTACAGCTTCGACTGGGAATTGAACCACCGAAACATCTTGTACTTGTTCTAGAATATTATTTAGATCATGTTTTGCTTCTGTAATGGCACTGGAATTAGTGTTTTCTAATGCGTAGTTTTCAGATAGTTCTTTTAGAACGTCAAATTTCATTTGTTCACCTCATTAGATTAATTCCAACATATAGAACCAGATTTATAATTTGGAATAGAGACGCTAATCCACTATTGCTCTATATAAATCTATGTGGTCTATTTTTTATCTATATGTTGTAGGTTATTATTATAAAATTACAATGAATTGTATAATTCTTGTTTCCGATCATTTAGCATTTTAATGATCTTTTCTTTTTCAGGAAGATCATATGCTCCACTATCGTCCACATAAGTAAATCGTTTATCAAATAGATATTTAGCTCTGTCACTTGTATACATTTCAGATGCAGATTCAATATCTTTCAATAAATCAATTTGATCTAATGTAAAATATGATTTATACATATTTACAAATTCTTTCCATTCCCCAAATACATGAGTGCATGGTACGAATAAATAATTATTGTGTACCAGCTCATGAGCTGTTTCAGATAATGGAATTAATCCTACAAATCCATTATAATGATTCCACATAACTTCTTTAGCAATAGACTCTTCATCTATAGGTTCATTAAGAGACTGTCTCTTTCTGAATACTATAAGACAAATATCATATAAAGTTATTGGTTCATGGTGAATATGGATTTTTATCTTAGGATTAGGTACGTTCGTTACGTTTCTATAAAATGCACAACTGTTCATATTGAATGCATTTCTTAGATACTGAATATATTGCTGATATTCGATAGAAGATCTAATAGTCTTCTCTAATTCAGCAATAAATTTATTAAAATCTTTTTGATCTGCAAGATTCCAATCTTGTAAATCATATTCAGGTAGATTATTTAATGTAATAATCTGAGGTCCATCATTCATGCTATTTACATCACTTAGCATATATGGATTTCGCATTATGATACCTCCTTTGCTTAGAGTTTATCATAATGTTTTTATTATTCGTCTAAGTCACTATCTTCGAATGTATAGATAGCGATTTCTAATTCTTTAGATTTAGCTAATTCAGAATTATTGAATTTGACAACTGATTCGCTAACTTCGTATGCATCAGCGGAATATTCAATAGCTTCACCATATTCATTTTCACTATAAATTTTATTAATACGTAAAATTAATTCTGGTAAGCTATCCAAATACCAGTCATGATAAGTATTATCATAATAAAATACTAGACGATATCTTGTTTCATAAAATTCGCCAGTTTCATCAGTATTTATATAGATGTCACAACCTGGTTCTTCTGCAGTAGCAACACACCATATATTATTTTCATATAGCTCATATATAACTTTTTCTATTTTAGAAATAACTGGCACCCATGCACTTTCAATACTAATAGTAAAGTTATAAGTACCATTTTCATTACATTCAATGGTATCCATATACCAATTTACATTATCTCTACTATCAAATTTAATTTTGTCTTTATCAAATGATGTTAATAACTCTGTAAATATATCATCACAATATAGTTCATTCTTTTCAAATAAATATACTAAATTAGTATGAAGAAATTCTAAATCAACTAGATTTTCTTCTTTAGCACAAATTGTAATATCATTGTAGCAATAATTAGCCATTTTTTAACTCCTTTTATTTAATATTAAATTTCACTAGCGTATTGATAGATATAAGTTTTATATTCCTTATCAAAATCAATACGTCTTAAAGAACCTTCGAGATCATCAAATTTAGTAATACCTAACAATTCAGGTACGTTATCTGGATGCTCTAAAAGTACATCTTGTTTTAAACTATCGAAAGTGGTGTAGAAAGCAACATCGCTTTCTCTATCAAATTCACCACTTTCGTGAGCTCGGACCCGTTTATATCTAGTATTATAAAAATCTCCAGTTTCATCTGTATTTACATATATACCACGTTCTTCATCGTGAACTAATGCAACGTAATTGATTTTACCACCAAAGATTTCTTCTAATACTAAATCAATTTCTTCAAATAATTGACCTTCGGAATCAAAATCTAATTCAAAATAAGTTCCATATAATGGATTATATTCAAAATCACTAACGTAATTAATTATACATTCATCAAACTGATCGCTTAATAATGGATTACGTTCATAAATATATTTTAAAATACTACCATCGCATAATACGTTATGAAACTTTTCTAATTCATCGATATAATCACTATAAAACATGAATGAATTAGATGTACCGTCCCAATGTGTATGAACTTTTAACATTTTAATCATTCTCCGTTCTTTCCATAAATGGATGACTATCTTTATTAATATCCAATTCTAAGAAATCAATGATTTCATCATCAAGCGGATAAATATTATTAATGTATCCATCTTTCTTAACCAAATGATATCTAACTAATTCAAATGATGCTTCTTGAATTTGTTTTAGATTATTAATAATAAGACCATACAAGTGGAAGATCATATCATACAATTCTTCTTTAGTTTTTGCATAATAGTAATCACTCACTTTATATTCGATCTTACCATCAATTGGCATTTTAATTGCTTTACTTAATATATACCGTTTAGGTGGAAGAATTTTACTGTATTCATTATTTTCATAAATAATACCAGTTGTATTATGAACGACACGATAGTCAAAGAATACACCATAATATTTTTCTTGAAGAATGTCTTCGATATCAAATAAATGCATGAATCTATCTTTAACTAAAATTACTTTAAATTTATAAGTAGATCCATCAAAGTTTTCAATATCTCCAATACTAATGATATCAAAATTAGTTTCTAAATATTTTTTAGCATTATCATGGAATTCATTTAGTTTATCTTTATTCTTTGAATAAAATGCTATAAAATAAAAATCTCTTTCATCATCAACCATTTTCTTTCTCCTCTTGTTTAATATTAAATAATAATATTTTAGATTCAATGAACCCTAAGATTGCAGTCATTTCTACAATATCTTTAAAAGTATACCCTAAAGAGTTAGCAATCCATCTTCGCTCTTCACGATTATATTCAATCTCCAAAACACCATGGTCAAATATAATCGTAAATTTTTTATCAGTTTCAATATGATAATTTGTATGAGGAATTTTATTAGTGTCGGATTCAAATGAAAAGAATTCTGCTTTTGGTCTAAAACGCGTACAAGACTTATCTCTCATTCCACTTTCAATTTCTCTAATAAATTTCATTTCAAGTGAAGATAAATCTCTACTAAGCATTTTCATCGTCCTCCAATACAGTATAACTAACTACCTCATCAATTTCTTCATCAATATCATACTCAATTTCTTCATCTGTTGCTTTAGCATGATATCTTAAAGATTCTAAGTCTTTATCATCAAAAACACCTTCTAATAATTCATCTTTAATGATTGTTTTCAAATTATCGTTCCCAGATGTAGCCAAGAAGGTAAGAATACGATCAAGGCTTGTCGATAATTCGACGTTTACGGATACACCAAGTGGAAGTGTACTCATATATGTCAAAATATTGCCTTTACTCATATTTATGATGGAATATATAACTTCTTCTTCATTCAAACCAAATTGTTTTCCTTCAAAGAAGTATGTCATTTTAGATCCATATCGTTTACAATCATGAGGGTTATCATAATCAACTTCGAACCAAATATCTTCAGCTAATTTAAATAAATCAATCAAATAAAATAATGGGACTCTAACCATTCTAATTTTAGCTAAAACGTACTTCGTATAATCATACGTATAACTTTTACAAGTTTGTCTTAGCTCATAAATGAATCTATCAACACATGGAATATCTATTTCGGAATTTTCATTAGCATTATATGCTCTTAATGAATTATAAGAAGAATACTTACTAATGATATCAACTACACATAGTTTAATCGATTCTTCATCAAGTTCATTATCAACAATATTAAATGAATCACTTCCGACCGCAATCCGCAAAAAGAATTCCTTTACAATATAAGAATTCTCTTGCTCTAATCGCATCTTAATTAAATTCTCTAAAGTTATTTTAAACAAATGAACTCTATGGTCATAACTACCATAAGCTAACAAGTCCAAAATACTAACTTTAGTTTCGTCAAAGTCTAAATAAAATAATACGTTAATAAGATTATAATGTGAATCATCTTCAATTTCATTACAAAAAAGAGGAATCACATCTAATCCTAATTTTACATTTAAATTTTCTTGCTTAACTTCATCACGAGTAAATAAAGTTTTAAGCTTCGTTAACAGTTTCACTTTGCTCACTCTTCCATTTATCTAAACGATAGTTTAAATTACATTTAAACTCTAATGCAATTTCTCTAAATACTTCTTCTTTGTTTTTAAATTCATCTTCTGATTTATCTAACTCAATTTCTTTAACTACAAAATTACTATCAATAAATAAATGCTTAAATAAATTATTTACCATTTCTAAATAATCTACTTCACCTTCATTAATATCGTTTTCCGATTTACGTTCCGCTATAAGACCACGAGTAGATCGTTTACTATGAATCATTTTAAACATAATATCCGTATCTACTAATCCAAATTCATTCTTAATAATATCTTCATACTCATTAATAAATTCTACTAGCTTTTCATTATGAATATATTTTCCAATATTATCTTTATTAAGATCTTCCACTACTGACTTTAATACACGTACTCCTTGATAATAGATATTTGAATAATACCATCTATCAAAGATAATAATATACTTCTTATCATAATACTGTTTAATTTGTCTATACCAAGTAATAAAGAAATCTACTACATAAAGCATATTGATCATCTTAGGAGATAATTCTTTATACTTTTGTATTTCTTTAAAATAGGTAGTTAATGCATGTGAACTATGACTATAATAATTAGGAAAACTAAATACAATAGCATTATATCCTAATTCGTTTTCAATATAATCTTTTAGCTTATTAGCATTAGTTTCTTTAAAACTACAATCTGTACCTTCAAATGTAACTATATGATTGAAAGGTAATGAAGATAAATACTTTTTCATTCTGATACATTCTCCTATTCTTCTTTTCTGGATATTCTTAATAGAATATTCTAACTATAATAATTGAATAAAAATAATATAGTATAAGGAATTAAATTCCTTATACTGTTTAATTGATACTTTCAGAATTATAATATATAACTTTAATTGATAATCAAATATAGTCTTTTGTAAAAAGATGGTACTTTCTCACGAACTATAATGATATCAAATATATTATTTATATAGCCTTCTATTTTCCTCGTCTCCCGTCCGCACTCCGCTCGTCTCATAGAAGGCTATATAATTATTATTTCATAATTTACCCCCCTCCCCCCCCATCAAGGACGCAAAATAAGGACGAAAAAGCCGGAGCTTTTGCCTTATTCGGCATATCCTTGACAGGAGACTCTGGGGCTTTTAGGGAACAAACGTGTCCGTTTGAACGCATTACCAGCAAGTCTTATGGCGGGAGTTTCGCCAATTGTGCCAAAGGTCGGGTGCTAGGTCTTATCATGCCTACTTCCCTCATACATAATTTTATTACATGGTTGTTAGTTGTGTATTTTTTTACATAAAACAAATAAAATTCCCCTAGGATTTCTATGATCCTAGGGGATATATTTTATTTAGATGCTAAATATTGTAATTTATTTATTGTGCTACCAGATACATGTTTAGTTACTTTATTAAGTTGACCATGTACATTATCGGATACATCTTCAATTTTCTTGTTTAGGTAATTACCTATACCAGCAATTGATTCTTGTAATCCAGTTTGTACAGAATTAACTTTTTGCTCAGTTTGAGCTTGAGAAGCAACCATTCCGTTAATACCAGAAGTATTACCAGTGATCTTAGTAAGCTCTTCATAAATTGCAGCAAGATATTGAATTTCAAGACTATTGTCAGATTCAGTACCTTTACCATATTTAACTTGTGCTTTAGCAGCATTCTTATTGAAGTCGATAACTTTACTATTACCTTCAATTACAGCTTGTACTTCTTGAGGAACACCTTTAGCTCTACCATAGATAGCATGTTTACCCATACCATAATCTAAGCTAGAATCTCCAAGTATTTCCTTTTGACTACGAGTAGCTGCACCTGATGGTACGTTACCATTACCGTCTCCACCTGTGGCAATATAACCATTGATGTTATCTGCACCAAAGTCATTAGCAATATTACCATGGACAATAAGATTTTGACTAGAAGAGTTGCCCCAATAACCACCTTTACCATCTGCAATTACTACATGGTCAGCTTCAGGGTCAGATGTTAAAGTATTAAGCAATACTACATCACCTTGTTTACCACCCATATTTGCAGGTTTGAAAGCATAAGGTGTATTATTATGAGCATCAGACTCAGCAGTAGGAACGTAATAATTAATTTGATTCTCTCCAGCTTGTTCAAGATATTTGTTAACGAATGTAGTACATCCATTATTACCAAAACCTTCTTGACCAACCATAGATTGTGCCCATTTAGATGCTTTAGATAGATCACCATTGCCGACAGGGCCACCAGATGATTCACTATTACCACCATCTAAACCTAGCATAGACATAGCATTTTTCATGAATGGATTACTCATAATCATATTATCGATCATTCCACCATAGCTATTTCTAATATTATCAAATTGCTTAAATAAAGAACCGAAGATTGAAGGTTTAGCTCCGCCATTACCACCTTGAGTTGTCATGATAGAAGCTAAGTTATTACCATTGCTTTGGAATATAGCTCTAGCATATTCTTCACGGCTACCAACGTCACCATATCCTTCATAATCTTTCATTACAGCTAGTGCTTGATCTAAAGTAGAAGCATTTTTAAATGCATCTAAAGTACCTCTAGCACTCATTTCACTAACCATAAATTCTAATTGTCCTTCTATAGTATTAGCTCTATCTCCAGCAAAGTCTAATAATGCTTGAGTACGACTACCAGTCCATTGACATAAGCCGTAACCATTACCGCCTTCGCCTCCAGAGATAGAAGCTTGAATACCGCCGCCACCTTGGCTTGCTTCTGGATTGAAGCTAGATTCTTGTTGCATTGAACCCATGATAGCGGAAGCTGCTTGAGTACTAAATCCTTTATTAATCAACCAAGTCCAGATTTGTTGAGCGTTATTACCACGTCCGAATCTTGGACCTTTACCTCTACCAAATGCATTTGCAGAAATTGTATTTTTCAATACACTCATCAAATTATATTTAGTATTATTGGAATTTGATTCAGGATCTTGAATTGTAACTTTGCCACTTCTTGGATCATATCCAGTTGCAGTTACATAGTGAGGATAACCACCAAATGGATGTGTACTAGAAGTAGAACCAGTTGTAGATTCACCTTGTAATACTACAGGATTACCATTCATCAAACTTCTAATAGTACCAGCAGCATCAGTTTGATACGAAGTAGCACCATGAGATGCAGCATAGCTATTGAAGAATGAAGGAGCAACACCTGTGTCTTTACCCTTGAATCCATTATTTAATGCAAATTGAGAAGCTTCTACTGGATTAATTGAGCCTGCGCCAAGCGCTCTGAGAGCATTAGCTCCAGCAACTGGTCCACAACCAGAATCTCCAATAGTTTGAGTTATGCTATCTCCATATTGATTAAATTTAATACCAGCATATTTAGGATCAGTTTGTTTGAAATATTTACCTTTACCATAGTTAGGATTATTAGGTGTATAATCCTTACCTTTGACGGCTTTGTAAATACGTCCACCAATTTCACTTGTACCTAAACTGTCTTCTATATTATTAATAGCATTAGATGCTGTTTTCTTAGCCCATTCATAGTTATTGCTAACAAAATTCTTAGCACTATTCATCATACTAGAAATTTTATTTTTAGCACTATCCCATAAACTAGGGCCATTCTTAGAATCATTATTACCATCTTTCTTTGTTGGATCGGCATTTTTTCCTTTACCAGATTTACCAAAGAAGAAATCTTTTACAGATTGACCGAATGATTTGCCAAGAACTTTTTCATTATATTCTTCTACAGAAGATACAGAACTAGGAGCACCAGATGGTTTATCTTGAGATTGATTGTATTTATCTATTTCAGAAATAGCTCTAGCTTTTTGTTGACTTAGATCAATATCAAATAATCCACATAATAAATCAAAGTAGAATTGTCCACCTAGAACGTCAAATAATAGACTATCAATACCATTACATAATGCAGCTAACCATTTTACATCGTCATCGACTTCTTCGTCAGCTAGTACACCAGCAATATTGTACCATCTAGTTCTACCATTTGCTACAGAAGCAGCTAAATCAACACCTGTCCATACAGCAATAGCAATAGCACCCAAACCAGCTGTAGCAGCAGTTAAACCTGCAGCGGCAGCAACTTTAGCACCAATCTTAGCTAATGCTTTAGGGGATCGTTTAATACCGTTTAGAATAGATTCAGCAACCTTAGCCATAGTACCAGCGCTCTTACCCTTAAGGATAGGAACGTGTTCTGCTATAGATTCTAAACCTCCAGCTACTAATTTCTTAAGGAATTGGAAACCTTTACCCATCTTTTCGCTAGCACCATGAGCTGCACCTGATAAGGATTTTAAGCCAGCTTCATGTACACTCTTCAAAGAATCAAATCCAGATTTCATTTTCTTAGAAATAGACTCAATTATACCTTTATTACTAGAAGATGCTTTTTCTAACATCTTAGTTTTAGATAAAGTCTTTTCGGCATTCTTAGCAGCATCTGCTACTTTCTTACCTCTGGCTCCTTTTAAATAAGAACCAGCGGCTTTAGCACCAGCTGCAACTTTTTCTGAACCATTTATAGCATTCCAAACAGTCTTAACTCCTTTACCTATACCTTTAGCGGCTAATTTAGCACCACCACGGATTAGGCTACCACCAGGAATTAATTTAGTAGCAATATAACCAGCAGCTAATCCAGTACCAGCTCGTGTTAATAAATTACCACTAGCTTCAGGATCATCAACTGTAGTTCTATTGCCATTTTCATCTACTACTGTTTTATTACCCATAATATAATCAATGATACTACTAGCACCAGATTTTAAACCACCCCAGAGAAGATCTCCAAGAGCAGGTAAAACTGTGTCAGTCATCATTTTTCCAATAGAAGGTAATAAATCTCCTACTGCTTTACTAATAGCAGGAAGCATAGGTCCTAATATAGCTAAACCGGCACCCATAGATGCTATAGTTCCTATATTACTAAATAGACCATCTGCTACTTTACCAAGTAATCCTTTAGAGCTACGATCTCCATCTTTCTTGTCATCTTTTTTACCAATTCCAAGTTTACTGAAAATTTTACTAAAGAATCCTTCTTGTCTCTTGTCCTTATTAGATTCATCACGTTTACGATCAGATCTAGATTCATTGTCTTCCTCATTATCGCTTCCATCAGTAGCTCTATAATGAGTAACACCGTTAGAATCAGTCCAGCGTGTTGATTTACCTTTGAATCCTTTAATTATAGTTTTGGCTTTTTCATCCTTAGGGATTTCTCCACCATTAGCTTTAATTAAATTATCACGAATTTGAATAAGAATATCATTAGTCTTAGTTAATCCTTCTGCAGTAGCAGCAGCTTCTTGAGAACTAAATTTAGCGGCATTGCCTTTAGTTAGCATTTCTGCAACTTCGGCTCTGTCACGTTCACCTTTAACTTGAGATAATGCAAATCCCAAAGAATGTCTATCTGTAGGATCTATATTATATTTAGCAAGATGAGATTTAGCTTTAGCTAATTCTTTAGAAGTATATTTCTTCTTACCTAATGCACTTTGAATACGTGGAAGTTCTTTATTGAAAGCTTGAACTAATTTAGTCTTAGTAGAATTATCATAATCCAATCCTTCAATATAACTCATTGCGCCACGAGTATCATTAGCAACAGCAAATTTAGTAATTTGTCTTACTTGACTTACAGATAATTTATCCTTAATGGCATTTTCTAAGCCTTTAACTGCTTTTCTAGTATCTCCACCGCCAATACTAAATTGACTTTGGAATACAGATAAGCTTTCTTCTAATTGTGATAGATCTTTAAAGCTTGCATTCTTGAGCATTTCATCACGATCTCTAAATGCATAATTTTCATCGCCCATAATTTCAAGACGTTGAGCTGCACTTAAGTGACCTGCTCTACCTTGCATGATCATAGATCTATTTGCACGATTATTAAGCTTATTTAATCCGCCACCAATACCTCTGATAAATCCACCACCGACAAATTTACCAATACCTCCAACGAAGTTAGTAAATCCAGCGATTTTATTACCAAATGGTTTAAGGATATAATCAGCAAAGCGTTTACCAAGCATCATACTGAAAGGTCCACCTAGTATACGTTCTAATGTATTAGAAATAGTATATTTCATAGACCTACCACTATTAATTAAACTTTGTCCAAATATTTTAGCAGACATCTTCAATGGAGAGAATAAATTTTCATTCATAAATCCAAAGAAGTCATCTTTTAAAGTTCTACCGAAGGATTTTAATGGATGAATAACCCCAGATTTGATAGCACCAGCTACGCCACCTTTACGTTTACCATCTTCACCTTTTTTACCTAAGATTAAGTTTTGGAAAGTTTCACTAGAGGAAAGCATTCCTAAACCAGCACCAAGAGCAAGGTTTCCAACTAAGCCCATACCGGTAGGATCTAATAAAACTGTAGCAGCAGAGAAGCCACCAATTTTAGGTATAGATTTCTTAATATAAGCTTGAACTTTAGGACCAAATAGTCCACCACGACGTCCGATTTCTTTACCATCTTTATCGTAGTACTTTCTACCAAATATCTTTTCATTAGCCCATCTGTTATTTTGAGCAATAGAGAATGCTCCACCAATTGCTAAAGCACCGACAGGACCAAAGCCTAATAATAAACTAGGAAGGAAAGATGCAACAGTACCCTTCATAAGAGAAGGATAGTATTTCTTAACTAAAGCTTGTTGTTTACGAGAAATTAAACCACCAGCTCTAGATCCATCTTCTAATTCTTCACCAAATAAGAAATTCTTAGCAGTATCGGATTCTCTAATAAGATTAGCAGCACTACCTAAAGCAGCTCCTGCTAATATACCAGTAGGCCCGAATAGCATTCCGCCAGTAAGCAAACCTGCAGTACCACTGAATGCAGTACGACCAGCAACTCCAGCAGAATCTTTTCTTAATTTTTCAATATCATTAGTTAAAGATTTAGCAGTATCAGGATTTAATCCTTTAGAGTATTCTTTAAGTTTATCAAGTCCAGTATTGAATGCTTGACTTGTTGCACCTTTAGCAGTTTCTGCTAACTCTTTAGAATTTACACCATCAACTTTACCACCAAGAGAAGAAATAGCATAGTTCAATAATCCAGCTACAACTCCAGTTTTATCATCGGAGTCGAGGAATTTTTGAACTTGAGGTGGAAGTGTATTATATACAGCATTTCCTACTTTAGATCTTTGCGATGCTTTAACAGTCTGATTATAAGCTGCAGCAATATCATCTAAACTATTACCACCATCTGCATGAGACATAATGGAGTTGAATAATTTAGCTTTAAAGCTACGTTCATCTGCTCTAGCCTTAGATCTATTAGCACTGAGTCTATCTGGATTAAATGGATTTTGATCAGCTGGAATAATCAACTCACCTTTAGAGATAGTTGTTAAACCAGTTTCTGGTACAGCTAATGATCCATCTGCAAAGGAATTAATAATACGACTAAGCGTAGATCCACCTGCACTCATAAATGCACGTTTACCACTCTTAAGCCATTCACCTGCATAATTAGTTCCGAAATCTTTAACTTTACCCCAAGCATTTCTACCCAAAGCTTTCATAGGTTCGTAGACGTTAGTTTTCATCCAGTCCCTAAATTGAGTAAATGTATTCTTGAGTTCAAAAGCCATCTTATCGTAGAACCCAGTTATAGGTCTACCTTCAGAGTCTTTTTCGCCATTATCATGGTCAAAGAAGAAACTATAAACACTTCTATCAACAGCAGCTACACTTTCAGCTAAGAATAATCTTGGATTTCTCCAAATATCACTCCAATTAGCTTTAAATGCTTTAGCTTTACCTTTAAGACCTTTTGCCCCAGTAATACTATCAAATTTACCATTTGGACTACTAGTAGTAGCCAAATTATCTAATGCACGTTCATCAAAATCATCTAAAGTTTTTCCGGATTCTTTTTTAGCATCAGCAACAGCTTGTGCAACCTGTTTCTTTTCTTTAACTACAGTTACATCTCTAACAGAATTAAAGTCAATATAATCAGGAAGCTGTCCTTTACTAATTTGCTTACCTTTATTACGTATACCGCCAGTACGGATTAAATATAATTCAGTAAGCATATTTTGGAATACGCCATTTTTACCAAATGCAGTTTGCATATTGGCACTATTGTTGTGTATTATAGATTTATTAGAACCGTTGAATTTTTGTAATAGAATAGAGGTGCCATCTTTAGAAAGCTTATTATATTCCTCAGCTTCACGACGTTTACTATATGCAACATCAGAAGCCAATCCTCGTTTATCTGTACGTTTAACTAAAGCCCTAGCGAACTTAGCATCATTACCATAGAAAATCTCACTGAATCCATCCATGGATCCACCATTTTCCCAAGCATACTGAACTGCACGTTCTACTATATCTTCTTTTATACGTTTAATTTCAGATCTACTTAATCCTAAGGACTTAGCCATAGAATCTACGTTATTATTTAACTTATTCTTGTAGTCCGAGGTACCTATATTTCTATAGGTTTTATTTGTATCCTCATGAATCTTATTAATTTCTTTACGAGAAACAAATTTACCAGCATTATAATCATAAGCTCTTTCTTCTCCACCTAATAAGGCTTCAATACGAGCTAAATGACCAGGGATTGTTTCTATAATAGCTTTTCTGGTAATACCGTCAAATGGAACTCTACCTTTATTATAGACAGAAGTATCTATCTTACTCTTACTAGCAATATCAACACCAAAAATATCAGCTAATAGACTGGCAAATGGACTGTCCGAATCTCTACCAGATTTCTTTAAGTCTGCATTAACTTGATTGAAAACGCTTCCTAAAGTTTTATTAAAGCTTTTGATTGCTTTCTCTAATGGTTTACCCATCATTTGAGATACAAGCATCGAAGGGATCATTTCTAATGGATTCATAGCAAAGGTCATCATCATCTCTTTACTAATCATCCCAAGAGCAAGTTCATCCCCCTGGTTAGCAATATTTTTTCCTACTTGTTTAAAGTAAGAAGACCAGTTCATTACTCCACTACTAACAATATCTGTTATATCAGTTCGAAGTCCACGATCAAGTCTACGTTTATTGGCCTTTCTGTCTTCATCTTCTTCTTTGAAACGTATACGTTCCATATCCAAGAGTTCTTTCAGAATGGCATTATTTTCGCGTTGGTATTTAGTAGATTCTTCATAGAACTTAGTTGAGTTATTAATATGAGCATGCAAAGGCCCTGTTAAGAAATTTTGCATATCCCCAAGAGTACCATGAAGACTTGTGATACTATTATTAAGATTACCAAATAATCGTTCTTGTTGTACAAACATGAACGAAGTATTTTGCTTAGCAACCTCAGCTTGATATTTAGCTGCATCAAATACTGAATTGGAGATTTGAGTTGCACTTGCTCTAGATGAGGCATCTATAGTGGAAGTGATAGCTTTCTCTCCAAATGTCATATTGGAAGATTTGGAACCGCCTGATTCAAAATCATCATCATCGCCGTCAAAGTTCCAGTCAAAATCATCATCAAAACCAAAGGATTTATTGATACGGTCCATGTTATAAAGTTTACCAGACTTTAGATCGGCTTTAGCATTTTTAAGAGCCGTATTAGATACATCGTAAATTGTAGATTTACGAAGATAATCTTGTGCTTGTCTTATAGTTTGCTTATAATTAACTATAGCTTTCACTGTATCTCTAGCGACACTAGTAGGAGCAGCTACAGTCTCATATAGATTTTCATATTTATTCTTGAAATCTTCGGTAGCAGCATATTTAACTGACTTACCTAAATTCTTAAGATAATTTGTAATCTTGAGCCCCAATATTGGACCCTCCTTTCTTTCAAATTATCAATATGTTCAATTTTAAGACATATATCGCCCAAGGATCATCTAGGATCCTTGGGCTAAAATATATGCTTTTCAATTTTTTTAGGGTTGTACGTTTCGCACACTATATTTGTGCAGAAAGAAGGTGAGTGTAAGATGATTGAGTAATAATCCTACAATAAAATGTTAGTAGTAAAAATTATACAAAAGGGAAATATCCCCCAAGGCCGTTGTGCAGAGCCTTGGGGGATATCGGGAGTAAGTATTTAATATTTGAACAGGAGTTAAAATAAAAAAATGAAAAACTAGAAAAATTATAAGGAAAATATATATGAATCACAGTATGAGTGAGTCAAGCTCATACTACCTATATGTAGCAAGTTTTTTAAAAGATAATATACCCATAGGAGTTAAACTCCTATGGGTGGTGATGAATATATTATCTTTGAGTGAACGGTATAACTTCTTATACTAATCAAAAAATATAAGAAATTACTTTATAGTTCAGCTCTAATTATTTTTTAATCCATGTTGGGCATGGGCTAGATACCTTAATAGAATCATAAGGGCTAACTTTGATTTCTGCTTTTTCATATACAGGTTTGCCAGCCGCATCAACACCAACTTGTTTAGGATAAGTTCTAGTAGATGCTTTAATTTCTTTCTTAATGAAAGATACATTCGATTTTTCTCGTCCACCAAGACTAATTTTACGGTTAGTCTGCAAGTA